TTACCAAGAAGTTCGTTGACAGAAAGTTGAATACCAGAACCTAGATTGACACTTCCAACTTGTACAGGTGTCAATACATCACCAACAACGTAACCAGTACCACCTGCTCTAACTACTGCAGCAGTTGCAACACCATTTTCAATTGTAATGTCAGCGGTGGCATTCACACCCTTACCAGTAACAGCAGTAAGTGCTACACCAGTGTAGGTGAAAGTTGCTGAAGAAGGTGTGTATCCAACACCAGCATTTGTAATCGTAAAGTTAGAAGTTACAGATCCTGCGAATGCAACCAGAGTACCTTGTGCTCCATTACCCAACTGTTTGACAGTTCTACCGACAACGAGACCACTATCACTTACAGTTGTTCCAAGACCAACTCTGATTTCTCTTGAGTTGACTGTCAAACCATTAGGATCAATCTGTGCAAGATCCGATGGAAGTTCTGGGTTGTAGAATGAAACAGAACCCTGTGACTTGAAGTTTGCTACATAAAGATTGAACTTAAGATCCTCATACTGAGAAGGTGTCCATACAGAAGCATTCTGAGACTTAAAGAGAGAACCAAGAAGTGGTTGCTCCGTAACCAGAATCTGACCTGCTTCTTGACCCAATGTTGTTACATCAGCCTCACCAAGTCTACTAATCCAAACTCTGTATTCTGTAGAATGTGAGAGAAGAACCATTGCATATTCTTTCTCAGGGTTCAGATAAACTGGAGCATCAAGTGTAATAGTTGTTGCTACAGTGGCATCATCACTGAGTTTTACATCTTTAGGATCTACACTCTTGAATGAGAAAGGAAGAACCTTGTCGTTTGGAGTACCAAGATCGGTCTCTCTTATTTCAAAGAGAACAGGAACATTTTCATCCTTAGATACAAAGAATAAATCAACTTTAGTGATGAATACACCCGTTGGATCATCAACTAAGAACGTTTGTGCAAGTGGGTCAATGCGTGGCGGAATGACACGTACAGATGTACTAGATGTGGATTGTGTATCGGTGTTTGTATCTGTAATTGTAATCGTATTTGATGTTGCTGTATCTCCGATATTTCTTCTCTGAGTTAGATCAGCTCTTCTTACTGTTGCATTTCTAACAGAGAGAGTTGTTTCTTGAGTCGTATCAACATCACCTTGTGAATAGAAGATTGATTCACCAGCAGTTGATACAAGTCCTTCAATTGTACTGTTAGTTCTACTACTGGTGAGTCTGAAACTTGATCTACCAGTTTCAAAGATTGGGTTTGCGGGATTGTTAGGACTTGGGACAAAGTATGATGCTTGGAGTGTACCCACTCTATCAGTAATAAGTCTTACATTAGAAACCCTAGCCTGTGCACCACTAGATGCTCCAGTCAGGATCATTGATCTAGAAATCCATCCACTAAATTGTGGGAAGTCTTGTGACTGAAGACTAAATGTATCAATGTTCAGAATCGTTGATGATGCAGAGTAGATAGCTGGAATTGAAATATCCCTATTGTATGGATTACTATCATATACATCTGTTGGACTATTGAATGGTCCATACTTATGGTTGGTTGTGGCAACTCTAAAGTCAATCGTAGGGATTGTAGAACCATTGGTGACCTGAGAACCACCATCATCCATTCTTCCTCTTACTGTCTCACCAACGATAAATGTTCCATGAATCATCTCAATTTCAATGAGTTTTGGTGTCACATAGTTGTTAACATCAACATCATCAAAGAATGAATAGACTCTTGTAAATGGTTTGAATGATGTTGCAGTTACATCAATATTACGAGATCTCATAAAGTTGATGATCTCTCTTCTTACAACTCTACTACCAAGAGATTCTGTATCAATTCTTTCATTGACAAAGAACTGTCTTCCAGTTCTATTCTGAGAAAGACTGGTAGAGGTTGTTGCTCTTATATTATTGTTTGTAGTTGATGTATTGGTTGTCTGAGTTGTTGTATTTGATACTCTTCTTTCACCCTCAGCAGTATTAAAAGATCTAATAAGATTAGATGTTTGTCTTGTCGTAGAACTTGTCTGAGTTGATTGATTGTTCGACAATGAGGTGTTTACATCTACACCAACAGTCTGCCAAGAATTCCAAATAACAGGAGAAACACCAGCTCTTGAGCCATCTCTTCTCGTTCTAATGTCTGCCCCTAGAGCTTCGGCAACACCTCTGAATGAACCCTCCATCATTACATCATTGACTTCAAGTTCGTTTACATCAATCCAAACGTCAACTTCAGGTGTGAGTTCAATATTACCTTGCCAGAACTGAACCAGGTAGGGAGTTACATTTTCAACTCTTGTTGCAAATGGTTGTTGTAACCAAGTTTCATCAGTATAATCAAGAGTCAGGATTCTACCACTCTTCTTGACATTTGCACCAACAACTTCTGCAAAGTTTGAATCTTGATTTGCATCAGATGTAGTGCCAATACCAGTTACTGCAGTTGTTCCTAGTTGAAGATTAAGAGCAGTAGTATAATGAGATGGCCTAAGAATTCCTTTCTCAGTATCAATACTGTTTCTGATACCAATACTTGTATCTTGAGGTTCAAGAGTTGTGAAGTTATCTACAAAGATACCAGACTTGAATCTGTTGTTTCCATTTGCGTCTTCAACGAAGAGATTGAGTGTATTCGTCTCAAGTTGATTTAATGAAGTATAATACTCTAGATTCTTGATTCTCTGTTCAAGTTTAGAGATATCACTCATTTGATATCTCTTATGTTCAATAAACTTAATTTCAGCGTCTGCAGTGTCAAAAAGATATGCTGGGAGGAATACATTAGCAATGTTCATCACACCACTCAGACTATCTGGAAGTCTAGGATCATCGTCTGGGGCACCTTCAAGAACACTAAGAACACCTTCTTTATCGATGAAGACTCTATCTGCTCTTGGTAAGTAATAATCATAAGTCACAGTCAGTGACTCATCAGAAGCAATGATGTGATTTGATGATTGGAGATTACCATTCTGACCATCAGCAAAATTTCTACCATCAAACTCAAATGGTGACCTTGCATTCTCAGCAACCACATAATCGGTGAGTCGTGGTCTTACATCAACAATATCAGATACTCTTACGTCTTGGACTCCTCCAATTTCTGTTCCATAATTATACCCAACATAAGAGTTGATAGTTGTAATATCACCCTCGTCTGCATCATCATAAGAAGATGATGCAAAGTATACACGAAGTTTTCTAGCAGGAATCTGTGCTTCTCCTCTTCTCTCAATTCTAGAGTAATCGTAGAATGTTCCTCTTTGACCATTGAAGAATTTAAAGTCAGTAGTAACTTCTTTAGAACCCAGTTTTACATTTGATGAGACACCATTAACTGTTGAAGACTCAAAACTAATTACTTCTGAATTCTGGAATGTTGTGTCATTCAAATATGTGAAGTAAATCGCAGTATCATCAAGTTTCTGGAGATAAATTGCTTTTGCACCACTGGTTTGACCTGTGAGAATTTCTCCAATAATCAGGTCATTTGTCGTAGCAGTAATACCATCAAGTTGTGATAATGTCATGTTAGGACATACTGGATCAGAATTGTCATCTGACTCAAAGATGCCGTAGATCTTATAGACATCAACAGTATTCAGTGAGATAACCTCATCCTGAACTCTTGTACCATAAGGATAGTTACCAGTTGTTAAACCATCATCTAATGTAGTTGAACCAATACCAGATGCAGCCTTACTAGACTTATTGATAATCAAATCTTGTGATACGTTCTTCAGTTTTGTTTTTGAAGTAACGTCAGTCTTTCTGATTGTAGTAATCAGTTTGGTATTGGTGTCATTAGAACCAAGACCATTGATTTGAAGTGACTTTGAACCATTCGTGAATTCAAATCTATCTTCAGTCAGAACTTCAGTAGAACCATCAGATCTAATCAGAGTATATCTCTCCTCATCAAATGGTAAGAATACTTCCTTATCCTCAGTATTAATGATAGGAGTAGAATTATTAGTAATGGAAGTTGTATATTGTCTTCTAATTACTAATTCAGACCCAATAAGATTTACTGATGAGATATTGGTCTTAGGGAAAGCACTGTAAAGAGTGTCATTATTGGCTAAATTGCCTGAACCAGGACCACCAACTCCTTTGGTGGAGAGGAGTTCAAAGTTCTGAATAGTCTCTACACTGGTTGGAAGAGCACCATTACAAATACCAGAAACAGTGGTAACAGCTTCAACAGTAATGTTAGTCTGACCAACACCTGTAACTCTTGCAAAACTTGCTACGTCTAAAGATGGTCTAGAATATCTTACAATATTACCAACAGTAACGATACCAATAAAAGAGAAACCAGGATCTGCAGGAATTGAAATTAGTGATGTGCTGCCAGATTCTGCAGAAATATTTGCTGAACCAAAATTACGAACTCGTGACTGAATTGTATCTCCAGTAAAGGTTGCAGCAGTTCCGACTACACCAAATACTGACTTAACATCAGATAATGAGAAGTTCTTATCACTTGTAACAAATCTTGCATCATCCAATACCCCATTAAAGAGAAGTCTCTCCCCTTTGTGGAATTCGCCTTCAACATTATAAGCAGTCAGTGCAGTACCTGCTGCTACGTTATATTTTAGATAACCCTTTGCACCACTTGACTCACCCTTAATGAAGGTTGATGTGTTAAGTGTGATTGGTTCATTGAGTGTGATGTCAGTATATGTCTGAACATCAAATAATGACAAATCCCATGTATTCAGGTTAGGGAATGCAGTTTCATACGAACCACCTTCCAAAACAAAGTCATATACTCTTGCAATACCAATTTCTTTACCCGAAGAGGTCAATGAATTAACACCAACTCTCTGATCTCTCAAACTTAGAGTTAAAGTGGTATTAATTCCAATTGTTGCTGATCCACTAACCCTATTTAAGTTCAGAGTTGGTCCAAAACCGAAATTAACAGCCTGATCTTCAATAGTTCTTGTAGTTCTTGGCTTTCTAAAATCAATTAAAGTAGGAGCAATTGTTTCTACCTCATAGCCCCTTACATATGCCTTACCAGGAGAGATTTTGTAGATACCAAGGTCGTCACTAGGAACATTACCAGATTGAGTGACTTGAGTCGAATTATAGATACCTCTATTTCCTTCATTGTTGTTAAGACTATTCTTAACTGAAGTTACAAACTCTTTTACGTAATAATCGCCAGATTCATCAAAAGTTCTACGTGCAAATTCGTCACCTAAGAAGTTATAATCGGTATTTTTGTTAATAAGACGTAAAACACCGTCTTTTACTTCCGATAATTGAACAAAATTCGACTCATCAAAGCTATCAAGGGGTTTTTTCGACAAAGTTGTCGAAATTTTCAGTCTATCGGCACCAGGAGCCGTAAAATTGTTAAATCCTTGGGCATTATCATTAAGTGAAGGGTCAACATCAGAAGAAACGATCTCTTCAACAACGTCTAAACCTACTCGATAGGATGGGACATTGGAATATTGGTCAAGAATCAGTGTTTGGGCATTAACATTGACAAAATACCCTCTCAGGAAGTAAACACCCTGAGATAAATTGAACGATGAACCAATAATTGCTGCATTTTGTGGAATTGTAGTTGCAAAACCCTCACCAGAAGAAATGAAGGTAGATGCATAAGTGATATTCTTACTTGTAAGTAGAATTTCACTATCTAAAAACGTACTTACATCCTCATCAGAGTTTGCAGAGTTCTCATAGTTCAGATAAAGGGTATATGTACCTCTTTCGGACTCTTCGTCTGTGATATATGTGACAACTTTTGCGGTTACACCAGATGTTGCACCAGTAATTGTGGTACCAACAATTTGATCGAGATAAATGCCAACAGGAACACCCAAGAATTCGGGTTCAATCTGTACACCATAAAAATTCTGAATATATGTCAGATCACCAGGAATTACTTTTGCACCTTCTTTGAAGAAGTGGTTACCCATCTCTTCAACTTGGTTTTGCAGAATAGACTGCAGACCAGTCAGTTCTCTTGCTTGAACAGGAAAACCAGGTTTGAATAGAACCTTATAATAATTCGACTGGGGATCAAAGTCGTCAAAATATGGGGCGACATTGAGATTAGTTTCCTGTGGCATATCTCTTAGAATTGCAAGATAACTTTAACGTCTTCTTTCTGTGAAGATGATCTGGTGACTGATGGCCTATTATCAACATAAATGATGTCACCAGAGTACTTTTGAGACTCTGGATTTGAAATTCCACTATTGAATTCCTGACCCAGATAGTAGGTACGACTATTTATTGTCGTAGATACACCTGAAAAGTTTTGGTCAATATTGAGTGTGTTACCTGAAGTTGGTGAGATTTGGATACTACCACCTGTTGTAGGTGATGATGTAAACTTCAATTGTTCAAAACCATATACAGGAACAACGTTCTGAGTGCCATCAGTATTGAATCCTGCAGTCCTTCTGTCCTGCCAATACTTCAAAATACCAGTCTGTTGGTCATAAGAAACAACTCTACCGATGGCTGTTGAACCTAAACCAACGGTTTGTGTGACAAAACTGTCTGCGGTAAAGACTGCTTCACTGTAACCAGTACCAACAAGCTTCAATGCATAGAGTGCACTGGCTTTATCTTTGGTCAAATTGATTGTTGAGTTGTAATTTGTTGGATTTTTGACGATTCCAACCTGTGCAAACTGGTTTCCAGTGATAAAATCGGGATTTTGGGTGTCATTTTCAAATCTAGCATAAGAAAGTACGTTATAAGCACCCAATTCACGATAAATATCGGCACCATGACCACCTGGAGGAGGAATAATTACGTTAAAAACGGGTGCGACACTGCCATTTGGGACACCACCATTCTCTAAATCGAGAGTTCCGAAGGAATATCCACTTCCTCCTCTTGAAATTGTCACAGATTCGACTTTTGAGTCGTTATTGATGACAACTGTAGCCTCTGCACCACGTCCATCGCCCAAAATTGGCACTCTTGTGTAGGTAACATTGGCAGTTCCGATGCCAACTCCACGATTTCTGATGGTAACAACCTTTAATTGACCACTTGTGCCTGCATTTTCTCTTACAGCAGAGTAAGAACTGTTGGTTTCCCAGTCAGTTGGGACTGCAATATAGTTTGTTGAGTCAAACTTAATGATTTGATTAGGCTTAATTGTGTAAAGATACTTCCAAATATAACCATCACCACTGCTTCCAGCCTCTCTTGGCTCCAAATCTGTGAAATTTGGCTCGTCAAGAGAAGGACCACCTCTAAAACTATTCTCTGGATTAGCGTTATTGAACAGACAGATATAAACTTTATACTCACTATTCATTACATAATAGTTGGAGTCGTAAATGTCATACGATCCAGATGGTTGAGATGGGTTATCTCTATCAATATCATTCCTCCACATGTCATATGTGGTGCCAGATTGCCAGGTAATTTTCCTTACAACCTGGCTTACATCACCTGAATTAATCTTTTTAAGGGCCAACATGGTGTCCCAGTAATAGTTGGAGTCATCCAAACTATCTTTGGGGGCAGGTGGATTCGAGTTCCAATCACTCTGAAACTCAGGAGCATCTGGTAAACCAATCCACGCATAGTAAGAATTAGAAGAATCTTGTACGGAATCGACAAAATTCTTCGCATTCAAGATACGCAGTTGATCAGTAATTATCGCAGCCATGTTTAGAGGACTTTTTTCTTATTTAGACGGGTATTTAGACTGTAAACAGGTTAGGATAGACAACAATCGTCCCACCCATTCCAGCATGTGATGTACATTGATAGTACAACGAGTTAGGTGCACTGAATGGAACTTCAAATCTTAGTGTTCCATTACTTACAGCATTATTTGTAACACCTGTTGAGAATGCAGATCCACCGTTTGAAGAACGAATTTCAAATGGGTGAGCACCCATATTATTGACAAATTCGTAATTCTGACCTCTTGCCAAGTAAATAACTGGATCTGCTGTAGAACTTAATCCAGCTGGACCCGTAAAGAGATAATGTGATGTACCATCTGCATTAAGATCCCACTTAGAATGAGTGATATAAGATGCATCACCGTAGTATGTTGCTCCTGTAACTACACCCAAAGTAGAAACACCTGAGACAACCAGTGAATTTGTACTGACAGTTGTAGTTCCGACACCGACACCACCACCTGTTGATGAGATGGTTGTGATACCAGCATTTGTAGTTACTGTGATATTACTACCAGCAGAAATTAATGTGGTAATACCAGTTAATCCAGAACCATCGGCACCCGTAAGTGTTGTTACTACACCAGTCAAACCTGATCCATCAGCACCAGTCAGAGTGGTGACTACACCAGTCAATCCAGAACCATCAGCTCCTGTGAGTGTAGTGACGACTCCAGTCAATCCAGAACCATCAGCACCAGTCAGAGTGGTGACTACACCAGTCAGGTTCGATCCATCACCATAATATGTTGCACCAGTTACGATTCCAAGAGTAGAAATTCCAGTTACTCTGAAATAACCTAATACATCTGCACCACCATGTTTTGTTTCAAATCTCTTATTGTTGTTATAATACAGTTCAACACCATAATTTCCGTCAACGTTGGTTGACATTACTTGTGTTGTTCCAGCACCACTAGTAAAGTTTTGGGTATCTGCCTTAATATTTAAATCACCTATATTAACTCTAATGACATTCCCATCAGAGTCATTATGGAAGATAGTAAATTCTGATTGTTCTCCTAAGATAAATTGTTTGTCATCGGTCATCAATAAAGATGAACCAAGACTTACAGTACCCGTAAGTGTGGATACTCCTGAAACATTAATACTTCCTGCAGAATGACCTGCACCAACAAACATTGATCCGAAAGTACCAACACCCGTGATATTAATATTTCTACCTGTTACTTCATCATAGACAATATCATCAGACACATAAAGATCACCACCAACATACAAATCACCACCAGTGGTAGTAATACCGCCTTGACTTGCAAGTGTTGTGATACCAGAAGTAAGAAGTGTAGTTACGGTAGTTACACCTAACGTTGTAATACCTGCTACCTTTAGATTTCTAGAGATATCTACATCCGTTGTTGCAATAGAGACTGGAGTAGGTGCAGAAATTTCAACGGATCCTGTCGATGCACTGACATTGACATTGGTACCTGCAGAAATAACAGTTACAACACCCACTGCCAGAGTTGATCCATCACCGATGAGACTATAGATCTCACCAAAGTTACTATTGATTTTAATACCACCAGAAACTAGTGAATCACCTGTCCCATCATTAGGAGCTGAGCCAGTGTTAATACCTTGGTATGCCATCTACTGTAGGATCCTTTTCTATGTTTTATTTATTTTAAGTTTGATAGTTATTAAACTTCAAAGGTCTGAATCTCTGAACCAAAGGTGAGCTAGTAATACCCGTGTATGAATTAGGTGTAAATTCAAGCGCATCTGCGGTTGCTCTATTCAAGAATTGAATCTTACCCCATGTATATTCACCAAGATTTCTACCTCTCGTGAATCCAGCTACCGTAGTACCAAATCCAACGTTTGCAACCTCAACTCTTCTAATTGCAGTTGTTCCAAGACCAACCGAAGTCAGATCAACTGTGGAGTTATAAGCAGCAGATACCTGATAGATATTGTCACTTGTACTTGTAGACAGACCAAAGTTTGAAAGATTGACCACAAAATAATCACCAGTATTGAGTTGACTGATAGTAACAGCAGTTCCTACAATATTAGGATCTCTCATGTAAGAATCCTCTGGAATATACAGTTCAAGTGTTCCAAGAGCACCTGCAGATTGTGCATATCCAACAATCTGTCCAAGATCACCAAAGTAAGAACTGACTCCGATTTGTTCCCTTCTGGCATTAGGAACTTCAATCAAGATTGACGGTGGTTGTGTATAACCAGCACCAGCATTAGTGATTGTGATTGAAGTAACTGCAGTACCAGTAACACTTGCTGTAGCAGTTGCTCTAGTTCCACCTACAATATCATCTGGCTCAGAGATTGAAACCGTTGGAGTCATTCCATCATAACCCTGACCACCTGTAGAAATTGCAAATCCAGTGACCGTACCTGCAACACTGACGGTTACGGTTGCAATTGCAGATGCAATTGGCGATTGATCAATAATAACAATTCTATCTTGATAATCTAAGAGTGAAGTTTCATTTGTAGAATTGAAGAATGGTCTTACAGTGTCTGTATAAGCAACAGCACTTGAGGTTCCAACATAAGATGTCAGATATGCTGCGGGATAGATTGATGGTTCATACTCAACTCTGTCCTTAGTTACAAAGTCACCATTGATAGTGATATCGTCAGTTTGCTTACACCATGTAAGCGGTCTTACAAGTGCTTGATTTGTAGTAATACCAGGACCATCGTAAGGGAATGTTCTTACAGTATCAAGAGTTGTAATACCAACCACAGTTCTTGGTTCTTGATATAAACCAAATCCTTGACCCTTAGTAGAATCATTCTTAAGTTGTAAAGTGTCACCTACCTTGACAGTTTCAAGAATATCAACCAGAACAACATCAACATCAGGTGTACCTTTGTAGAAGATGATCTTTGATGTGTCACCCTTTTTGGGAGCCTCTGTAAATTCAATGATAGAACCACCATTAAACTTATACGACTGATTTGGTACCTGAAGAATGTCATTGATGGTAACAATCAGACATTGTGCGATGTTGATGTCGGAACCATCTGCGGTTTCAATAGCAAATCCAGCACCAGCGATAGTGAGTGGGAATCTCTTCTCTACACCATCGAACAAGGTATCGAGTTTATCAAATACATCGAGTTCACCGACCGTAAATCCATTGAATGTATCACGATAGGTAGTTGAAACTGTGAGTTGGAATTCATCATATGTGTAACTTGTATCAGTCTGGATACCAGTTGTACCACCAATAGAGAGTCTTAATACCTCTCCATCACCATAACCAAATCCACCACTTACGATATCAAAATTGATAACACTCGAACCCTGACCAACTGTGATATCTACACGAGCACCTGTACCCATTCCAGTTTGACCATCTGCATAGACCAGAGGAATATTTGAATAAGGGAGAGGTGCATCAATTACGATAAGAGGAGGGTTATTCTGATCAAGGTTTGCTCCAAAGTAACTGGTTGTGATTGCAACAACTTGTCCATTCTGAACGGTTGCTGTACCAATGTTCACAACTGTTGTGATACCAGTCGAAGAAACCGCATAACCAACATTAACGGTCTGAACACCAACTCTATATCCAGATCCAGGATTACCAATTTCAACAGATGTAATCGTACCACCACCAGATACAAAACATGATGCACCAGCAGATATCAATGGTTGATATCCAAGACCTGGAGTAGACGCCACAGAGATGATTGTTCCACCTCTTGGAATCGTTGCCATATTAGGATCAGATTCTGAAGATACACTATCACCAAGATAGGTGATACTTGTAATACCCGCAGTTTCTAGGAGTGTGAAGTCACCAGTGGTATTTTGAGCTCCTTGTGGTTCTTGTAAAATATTGGAGTTAAGAATGATTGCCTGATTGGTTGCAAAACCAGTTACATTGTTACCATTTTGTACAAGTGAGAAGAACTTACTTTGACCATTAAATTGACTTTGAATGTTATCAAAGGTGTAATTAGTACTGTAAGTATCAGCAGAATCATCAGTGATGCCACTTCTCATAAATGTTCTACCTTGGAAAGTAGAATAAGTTGTGATACCAGACCAGTCAATATTATCAGGACCTTGTGTGGTAGTGCTGAGTGGGGTTGCACCAAATGGAGCTTCAACAAAGTGAAGTGTATTATCAACAATATTGTAATTACCACCAAGAAGTTCAACAGATGTTCCGATGTTGTGTGTGGCAACACCAGTACCCATTTGACCTCTCAGAACTCTGAATTTGTTAGTTGCTCCAACACCAACATCCTGAAGTAACATAATCTCACTATCAATCTTAATGATGTCATTTGCTTTGAATGATTGAATACCAACAACATCAAAGTCAACATCAAATATGACGTTTTGATCAAGTCTTGTAGATACATTGACTTCAGTTACAGGAGCCTGAATCATGTTGTCAATAGCAACAAGAGCTCTTGCATTTTGGTTAGTTGCAGTCAACTTATGGAATGTACCAACACCAACAGAAGTCAGATCAAGTGCAATTGGCGATCCTGCGAGTGCATCAGTCGCACTCTTAGCAAATCCAACAGACTTATTACTGTATTTGATGATGTAGAGTTCAGAAGGTAACTTGTCTGTTGACACACCTGAAACAGTTGTCGTTGCAATACCGATAGCATTGGCAGTAGACAACTGTGAGTTCTCATAACTATAGTTTACCTTTTCACCAGTAACAAAGAAGTGATCTGGAATTGTTACCTGATTTGTTGACAGATTTACAATTGAAGAATCGTTTCCAAGGAATGCTCTCTGGAAGATTGGGAGAGTATTATGTTTGAGATTGAATGCTTTCTTCTTGTCAAATTCAGTACCAGTATATGTTCCATAATCAGAGAACAGAATGTTGTTTTGTAAGGCACTGATTGACGCAATACCAACAATGTTGTTATAGTTCTTCAGACCAATACCGAAGGTTCTAACAGCTACATCAATACTTGGATTTGGTGTAAACACCAGACTTACTGAGGTACCTGATGTAACAGCACCAACTGTTCCTAAACCAGAGTTAGTACCGATACGTCCATACTTAACAATGTTTTGGTTATTGGAGTCAAGAACATGACACTCAAACATCTCATATTCATTATTGGTGGTGTCATGGACAGTCACCATGAAGTATTCACCAGCAAATGGATCTTCATATGCTGCAATCTCATTTGCAACTGGAGAACCAGAAGCAGAGATTGACTTATAATATGATGAAAGGTTTGTAACGCTCATCTCAGTAGTGTTAACACCTACTGCTGTTATATTAGTTTCAATAGAAATGATATTGGCAGTAACTGCGGTTCCTACAGTCGGTACAATATCGACATCAATAAATCCTCCACTAATATTTGCTGTGTAGGTACCAAACCCAGATGAAATACCCTCAGTAGAATCCACATCTCCATATTGGAGAAGTTGTACATTTGTACCATCATGTAAAATATTCAGTTCAGTGTAGAAGTAGTTGTCTTCAGCATCTTCCATTTGAACATGGAGTTTTGCTGATCTGCTTACTGTTGGAATTTTTACCAGAGTGGTAGTTGTCGAAACTGGTACAGTTACTGATGATGATGCAATAGAAACAATGTCACCAACTTGAGTTGAACCAACACTAGTCAGACTTTCAACACCACTAAATGTGAAGTATGAAATATCATAGTTGTTATATTCAAACAGGTTGGGGAAGAACGTAAGACCCCACTCACTGGTACCAGCACCGATGTAATCAAACGAACCCAGTGGTTTACCCGTGTCGATGGTACCGTATTGGTTTACATAACCTGTTGTACCATCCTGAAGAACAGTTACTACACCGAACTGTTTTCTACTTCTCAGTTCACTATCTTGAACCAGAGTAAAGATTTTGTTCCATGCATACTTGTTATCAAAGAAATCAACAATAGAATACTTTGTCTCTCTTGGGTTACTGTTAAATTCTCCACTAAAGTCATCGATCTTAAGGACTCTGTTACCTCTTGATTCAAAGTAGTCTACGAGAATTTTGTTTTCAAATACAATCTCATTAGAGATAATTTTACCACCATTAATATCAAGAGTTACCTCAGTGGCACCATCAAAGTCAGGGAAACAATTGAGCATTCCCTCACCAATCAAATCGACAACAGTTTCAATCTGGAAGTCAACTGCTGAAGCAATACCAGCAGCATTGTTGTCAATAACGAGATCAGCAAACTTCTCAAAACCTGCAGTGTGGTTCAGTGAACTAACTGCATCATCCCATGTCTCATATGGAACTCTTGACTTGAGTGAATATGAGAAGTTCTGATAATATTCATTGTTTGGAATGACTTGAAGATTGTCATTCAAGAAACCTGAGTTTGTCTGCCAACCATCAATAAATGTTGCACCAACACCAATCTGTTTAACAAGTGCATATTCCGCACCAATGTTAAGAACATCACCAGACTCAACTGAACTAATTCCAGTAGCAATTTTTGTAATAGTAGTTGTTGATGATCCAATCGCATCAGTAAGTTCTACAGATAAAGATTTGTTTCTTAATGGAGTTTGTACAATACCATCAATAGTAATAATTGCACTTGTATTTGGATTCTTATAAGCAATACTGAAGTTACCAGTTCCAACACCAGTAAAGTCAATGAAAGTTGAACTTGTAGAAAGTCCAAATAATTTAATCTGGTTATCAGTAATTTTGAAACAATATACCGTAGAAGGCATAGTTGTAGCGCCAAGTAGACTTGGAGTTAAAGTTATATCGTCAGTAGAATCCGTACCTCCAATACCCGCTTGAGCAATAGTGATTACGGAAGTTGAGGCATATCCAGAACCATTATTAACAACTTCAACGCTACTAATATAACCATCATTATCTCTGGTAATATTGAAAGTAGCGCCAGAACCACCTGCAGGATCAGTACCCGCTGGAACATCTGCATAGGATTGATTCGCTTGAGTAACAACCGCAGAAGGACCTGTCTTAGAAAGTACGAACGTTAAGTCATTTGCAGGAGATGCGGCTTGCATCTGTGTTCCAGCAATAGTGATTGTATCACCTACTGCATATCCACTACCACCAGCTGTTGGTTGAATAGATGTAGAGATAGGGACACCAGAACCATCATAGTTAATAGATACTCTGAATTCTGCATCTGTTCCAGTACTACCATTAGATCCAATACACTGAACAAATTGTGTAGTGGCGTTAGCGGAAGTTACATCAGTTGTAGAAATACCACTGATGGAAGTTGTGATAGCAACATTGTATCCATTTTCAAGAACGGCACTTCCACCAAAATCACTAGATACAACCATCAAGGCATCTACATTAGCGTCCTGAACATAGGAAGTTGCAGCAATACTAATATTATCGCCATCTTCATTTACAAATAAAAGTTCTTGAACACTCTGGAAATTGTGGTTTGCTATCTCAATAATATTATCTGCTAAATTAATATCACTACTCTGGAATACATGTTTAAAGAGTGGTGTTGATTTATTTGTCAATCTGAAAGTAGATACACCAACTGAAATTCCACCTCTAGTTAGAGAAGGATAATAAATTTCAGGAGCAACAGCAGTACCAAATCCAATAATTCCAGTAATAATTCCAACATAATTTGCCAGAGATTGTCTTACATCAGAACAATCTGCCGTACCAAATCCAACTGTCGGAATTCCTGCAAGACTACTATTTCCGATTGCAACTGTAAGAATGCCAACCAATGTATCAATATTGGTTTGGATATTAGAACAAGAAGCTGGATCAGTGTTTAGTCCAGTTACAGGATCTGCAGTAATTCGTAAATCTTTATAGTTCAGTTGATTAGTAATCGCACTCTTCATTAAATCCTTCGTGGATTCAAAAATATAAATTGATTCCGACTCTTCTCCAACTAAACCATCAAGTTTTTGAGTTCCATCTGGTTTAAAGTAAAACTTAGTATTTCTTACCGTGTGTTGGTTAGTATCATATGCAATGTCCTGTGCAACACCATCAACAATGTATTGAAGGTCTCTGCGACACTTCTCAGCACCAGTTGTATATGTTCCAACGTTTGCAGTTGGTAAACCAATTGTAGATCCAGCGGAAATAACATCAACAACAATTTGAGTCAATGTAGTTAGTGTTGCCTGGACATCTGAACAAGCAGCTGTAGATGTAATTGCAACATTAG